TACAATAGAGATAGAAATTTTTCTGGAATAATCGCCCCAGAAAATCTTTCAGAATTGTCTTTATATCCTGTTTATGGATCAAAAGTAGATTTTACATCGAAATTAATATCTTACGAAACGGATGATATGTATTTTAATACTATTCCATCTTCTTTGAACAATGTTTTTGCTTCTTACAAAGTAAGGTATGATGTTGACGAAGATAACTGCGCAAAATTAGCCAACTTTTTTGAAAGCAAAGAAGGACACAAACCATTCTTGTTTAACCCTGATAATAGTGGCATATATAAGGAAATTCAGTCCTTTTGTGATAATTACGCAATAAACCACATAAACAACAATCATTACGAATTAGCTGTCGATATAACAGTAGATCAGGCCCCATCTTTTTTCAACTGGAGCGGTTCTTATTTTCTAAATTTTGCTAATTCGTCTTATGTGGCGACTTCTTGGGCTACTGGAATTTCTTATAAAAAATACGACATCCTTTATTCTGGAGTGAATATCAATAAGCTGAATAACTGGTTTTATTGCAGCGGAGATCATTCCTCTTCATTTGCTAATTCGCCCACGGGCGCGGGATCAATGTGGAGTCAAGATTTCTTTTTTCATCCAGACGAGGGCCTTCAAAATGATATCAAATTACAAGTGTCAAAATTAGAATTCAAGAACTCCTTCCCATTAAGAATAAAAACAAAAAACAATATCGCAAAAATAGACACATCTTATAAGTTCACCGATATAAGTGACAAGCAATTAATGTGTATGCTTCACTTTTTAGAGAATAAGGCTGGCTATAGAAGATTTAGAAACCAAATTCCTACTGTTTACAATAGGCCAAAAGTTTTTTATTGTCCTCAATGGACTCATACGTGGAAATATAAAAATCACCACGATTTAGATGTGGCATTTATAGAGGATGCATTGGGAATAATACCTAGCGATTCATAATGAATAAAAATATATTAAAAAGCAATTCTTCTTTCATGGTCATTGGAAAGTCTCCAGCGTGGCTTCCAACAAATTATGAAAGTGGCAGATTATTCTCTTTGACACAGGCTGTTGGATTCGAATTTCAATCCAATAAATTAAAGACAAGACAACTCGGGTATCAGCACTATTCAAGCGACGTTGACTATCAAACGCCACAGGCTAATTTATCTTTAGATTATTACTTTTCTCCTTATTTAAATAACGAGTTACTTATGGGCTTTAATGTTTCTGGAGTGTCAGGCATTCCTTGTCTCTCTGGATTTAAAAACAAAAATTATAATTTTTATTTCCTTTCAAACGAGGATGATTTTGTTGACGGATTTACTGAAATAAGAAAAGCGACAGGCTTACAAAATTGGAGCGACGGAGAGGCTATTTGTTTTGGAAATTGTCATTTAGAATCTTATGCTTTATCTATAGGACTCGGATCTGTTCCAAAAGTTTCCGTCAAATTTAAAGCCTCCAATGTCGCCGCCGAAACGTTGAGAACGGGAACGACAGGAACTGCTCCTTATATCCAAATTCCAGCACTTGATCCTTATAGCGGAAAACTACAAACAGGGGCTTTATATAATTATAGGTCTTTAAGCTTTAGCGGAGGAAATATAACTGGAGATCCGCAGCTTAGAAATGATTATAACCCGCCAGTTGCCCTGCCCCACACAAGCACTTTTGCTATAACCAGCAAATCAATATCTGACGATCTTGTTTCTCCATTAAAAAACTTCAAAAACCCAATTCTTCAATCGTGCAATATTAATCTTAATTTTGAAAGAGCAGATTTGTATAATTTTGGCAACGATTCGGTGTGTGATAGAAAATTACAATTTCCAATAAACATTGTAATTCAAACAGAATCTATTGTATCTGGATTTAACACTACAACAGAAAATACTAGAGATCTAACTGGTTCTGCAACAACAAACAATAAAGAAAATTTGTATGATTTAAACTTTTCGTTCTCAAATGAGATAAAATCCGTTACTGGTTTTTATAGCTTCAGAAACGCCAAACTAACCAGTTTAAATTACTCAACACAAGTAAATAACATTTACAACATGTCGGCACAATTCTCCGTAAACGCCACTGAGTATGGTGATTTTTATATGGGAAGAATCCAAAAATAACTATTTGGTATAATCGACCTTTACAACACTATTTTCAAACGTCTCTTTTTGAAGCTGGTGCTTTGCTCCGTTTCTTTCTTTTGAATAATTTTCAAAATACTTTTCTTTTACGGGATCTTTTCCTCCAGCTAACTCGGCTCTTTTTTGACTCATTTCGGAACTGTAGTCAAGCATATCTCCAACAGTTCCCTTTTTGTCCCTAGTTCTGTCGCTAAATTGTTTTGAGCTAAATGGATCTATTTGAGAATCAATAGACATTTGAGGTTTATGAAAAACTCTTTTCCAATCATCTTGAGTTCCGCACTCTCCAGAATATAAATGAACATCATTCATTTTTTGAACAATATCCACAGATTCTTTTGTAGACGCTCTGGAGTAAGTATAGATTGGCATTTAGTTAAATATTTTTGAAAGAATTTGATCAACAGTATTAGAGTAAGTGATCATATTTTTAAGCTTTTGACCCTCTAAGTTGACTTTTCCAGCTTTTTGTTCTGATTTCTCCATTGCCGCAATCATAGATTCAACAGAATAAATAGGCCATGTTCCTTGATTGAATTCTGCGCCTCTTTGGAAGAAAACGTTATCATAACAATCCGTCTCTCCTTCGCTTTCAACCAAAATACTATTCTGGTTGTCTGCCCAATCAGTATGGGCGGTTGCGTTATGCACAATTGACCATTTTCCAAGGCATGTCGCATTAAAGCTGGGAAGGTTCCATCCTTCTGAAAAACTCAATCCAGTAAGATCTATGTCGATAGCGTTAAGTAATTCGTTTACCTCGATATTCTTTTGAAGATAAGGCAGAAAATTGATATTGGTATATCTCTTGCCTCCCAAAACAGACTGGATGATATTCTGCATGTCTTCTGGCTTAAAGAATGGGTTAGTAACGCAACAAGTTAATTGATATTTGTTATTATTTCCATATTTGCTCGCCCAAGCAGCAATGATTTGGCCAGTATTTTTTCTCTTTTCAAATTTACCCATCAGGCCAAAATGAATAACATCTTTTAAATACTTTTTACCAGTATTAAAAAAAGAATTGTCAAAACCTAAAGGAACATAAGATGCGTTTTCACATCCATTTTCAACAAACTTATTTTTCGAATAAGTGGAGCTAAAAAAAACATTGTCTTGAGCCTTAGCAATTGCTACTTCTGTTTTTGTCGGCTCATTGCATTCGTAAAAAGTATACAAATGTTGTTGGGCGTTTTTTCTGTTTTCGCTCCCATTAAGATGCCAAAGCCGCAAAGATGGAATATCTTTTTTCAGAAAATCAAATCTTTGGTCTGTTGAAACTTGCAGAAACTCCACAAAATCCTTGCTTAAATCATGAGCTTGAATATCAACGCCTCCGACAGGAAATAATCCTACTTCGACGTTTTTACTATGCAACTCTTTGAGAAAGTTAATTGAAACGTTTCCTAATGATAAAGAATTTAATGGAGCTTCTACGAGGAGTTTCATAAATCAAAAAGGGATACTTTCTTCGTCGTCTGAAGGCGAGTTAGTGTTAGGCGAACTTTGAGTTTTTGCTGCATCGCCCCTCTTTTCTCCGTCTCCACCACCCAAGAATTGAACTGTGCCAACTCGGATAAAATGCTTACTAGACTTCTTACCATCTTTTTCCCAAGCATCCATACAAAGCTCTCCTTGAATAAGGACTTGTCTTCCTTTTTTCAGGTATTCAGAACAAACTTCCGCCTGTCTATCCCACGCTTCTGCGTCGATAAAGTTTTTTGTTTTTGCGTTTGAAGGAGAAATGCAGAGACGCATTTTACAAACTTTCTTGCCTCCATTTGTTTCTTTCAATTCTGGGTCAGTGACCAAATGACATACTGTTACTATTGTGTTATACATAATTCTTTCTTGTGTTTGTTTATAAATTTATTGTGAATATTTATACATCCTTGTATACTCAAATTCATTTTAGACGAAATAGCTTTCCAAGGAATTAACTTATTGTTATCGCTATCATAGCGCATGTCAATAATTTTTTTAACTCTTTCGTCTGTTTCTTTTTCCAATAAGCTTCTAAAGAGCTGAAGAGTCTCTTCCTGATTAATATTTCCGATGAAATCATCGCAAGAAGGCTCTATAAAATTTTCCTTATCTTCTATCGAAGATTCTTTCCTTTTTTTGATTTTATTAATGGCGTTTAGGCATTTCCATTTTATTTCATTAGCCAAATATGTAGAAAACTTGGTTTCTCTGCTTGAATCAAATTTAAGAGCCGAAGAATAAATCGTAAAATTTTTATCCTCCATTATAGAGTCTTTGTCTAAAACCGACGTTTTACCAGAGGCAAACCTGCCAACCATTGTCGTGTAGATTCCAGAATGACGATCAATAAGTTCTATTAAACTTTTTTCATCATTTTGTATCCGTATCTTTTCTATGAGAGAGATATCGCTTTCCATTTTTCAAATTTCTCCATTGTTAAAATTGTTTCAAGAGCTTCGTTAGACATTGATTTGATAGTGGATTCGTCATTAGTAGAAAACCACGTAAATTGAGAATCTGCTTCTGCGGCAATGACCTTGTTATTTTCTAGCTCATAGCTATTGGCGGCAGGAACAAGCTCTTGGTTTTCATCTATTCTAGAAAGATAAATTATAGACCCACCTTTATCCCTGATAAAGGTTAATTCATTTTCAAAACGAAGATCAGGAATAATCGTCACCTCATTTTCTAACATTCTAACTGATAGATTTTCAACCCAAATATTAGGATTAATTTGCCTCCTAACATCAGTCCCCCAAAAAACAAGAAAAGGGCGAATTATTGATTTCTCAATATCGTCCTCGGTGAACGCTGAGATTCCTAAAGTTTCCTTAAGAAAAGAGTCTGTTTCTCTTTTTAACTCATTAGCAAATGAAAGGATTGATGATTTAATCCCGTAACCGTTAAGCAAGGATGAAATATTCTTTGCGAGAGTATCTTTTCCAGATCTGGCGTTTCCAGCAATAGCGATAATATGTTTATGACTCATTTTTAATCAGTAAAGCTACTATACGTTATTTTTTAATAAAGTCAAGAGATTTTTGTATTTTTATGAAAAAAGCGAAAAATTCTGTATATATCTTATAATATTTATAAATTTATATAATATTTATAAACGTTTACTGCATAGGTAAACGTTGGTTTATTCAGTATAGTCTTATTGTTTCATTATTCAGTATAGTCTTTGTTTCATCAGTAGAGTCTTATTATATCGACATTTTATTTTCTGTCAACAAAAAAATAAAAATTTTTTCTACTTGCTAAAAACGAGTTGTCATGTAAGATTGTGTAAAGTAAAATCTATGAGCATTAAGGCATTATCAGAATACACGTTTGTATCAAAATATTCACGTTTTAACAAGGAAAAAGGGAGAAGGGAAACGTGGGAAGAGGCGGTAGGAAGAGTTTTTGACATGCACAGGAAGATGTATTCAAGTCAAATTAACGATTCAAAGGAATTGTCCGACCTTATTGATTTTGCCCAAAAGATGCAAAATAAAAAAAGAGTCTTGGCCGCTCAGAGATCGCTGCAATTTGCGGGAGATCCCATTTTTAAACATCAACTAAAAATGTATAATTGTTTAACGACTCATATCGATAGAAATAGAGTTTTTGCTGAATGCATGTATTCTCTTCTTTGTGGATGTGGAGTTGGATTTTCGGTTCAGAAGCAACATGTCTCTAAAATTTCTGAAATAAAATCTAGAGAAGACTCTAAATTAGTTTTTACAATTCAAGATTCTATAGAAGGATGGGCAGATGCAATCGGAGTTTTAACGTCAAGCTACTTCACTAATAATCAGGATTTTCCAGAGTATTTTGGCCACCAAGTAGAATTTGATTATTCCCTTATCCGACCTCAAGGAGAATTGATCGCTGGACAATTTAAAGCGCCAGGTTCAAAAGGATTAGCTTCAGCTCTGTCAAAAATTAAAGCGTTGATAGAGAAAAGACTTGAATCAGAAAACAGACTTCGCCCAATTGATTGTTATGATATTTTAATGCATATCAGCGATGCAGTTCTTAGCGGTGGAATTCGTAGGAGCGCAACATTATGCTTGTTCTCTCATGACGACGAAGAAATGATGACAGCAAAGACTGGCAATTGGTTTGAAGTCAACCCTCAAAGAGGAAGAAGCAATAATAGCGCAGCCCTTTTAAAAGGGGCCGTATCTAAAGATGAGTTTCACTCTTTAATGAAGTCAACAGAAGAATTTGGAGAACCTGCATTTATCTGGGTTGATGATTTAGATATGTGTTACAATCCGTGCGTTGAAATTGGTATGATTCCAAAAACAATCGACGGAAGAAGCGGTTTTCAAAGCTGTAATCTTACAGAGATTAATGGGAAATGGTGCGATTCAAAAGAAAATTTTCTAAAGGCTTGTGAAGCTTCCGCTATTATTGGGACATTACAAGCTGGGTATACTGACTTAAAATACCTATCTCCAGAATCAAGCGAAATCTTTAAATACGAAGCTCTTCTTGGTTGCTCAATCACTGGAATGATGGATAATCCAGATATTCTTTTTGATCCAGAAATACAAAAAGAAGGAGCGCAGTTTATTTTAAAAACAAATGAAAAAGTAGCAAAACTACTTGGCATCAACCCAGCGGCAAGAACTACCTGCGTAAAACCAGCAGGTTCCACCTCTTGCGTTCTTGGGACAGCATCAGGGATTCACCCACATCACGCTAAAAAATATTTTAGAAGAGTCCAAGCTAATAAATCCGAATTCTGTCTTCAAATCACAGAAAAACTTAATCCATTGGCTGTAGAAGAAAGCGTCTGGTCAGTAAACAAAACAGACAAGGTTATTTCGTTTTTGTGCGAGGTTCCCCAAGGGGCGATTGTCAAAAATCAATTAAAAGCCGTAGAACTTCTTGAGAAGGTGAAACTGACCCAAAACAATTGGGTAGAGTTTGGGACAAGAGTTGATCGGTGTATTCACCCAAAATTAAGACACAATGTTTCTAATACAATTACTGTAAAACCTGATGAGTGGAGAGAGGTTGAGGATTTTATTTACGATAATCAAAAATGGTTTGCAGGGATTTCTCTTCTTCCTTCTTCTGGAGATCTCGATTATGCGCAAGCGCCATTTGCGACAGTCCTAACTCCGCAAGAACTAATTAAAGAGTATGGAGATGCTTCTGTTTTTGCTTCTGGGCTAATTGTTGAAGCCCTTCGTGTTTTTGATGGAAACTTATGGTTAGCTTGCTCAAATTTTCTTCAAAATACAGAACATCCAGATCTTATTGGATCAATTTGCTATAATGACTGGTCAGATCTTTGTAGGAGAATGGATCAGTTTTCTAATAGGTATTTTGATGGAAATAGACAAAGAATGACATATTGTTTAAAACATGTTTCTCTTTGGAAAACTTGGTGCGACCTAAAAAGAGAATACGTCGAAATAAACTGGGAAGAACAAAAAGAAAAAGAAGAGTTTTATGTAAACGCAGATAGCTTGGGATCTCAAGCGTGTTCTGGTAATAGTTGTGAATTAGTATAAACTTTTAAAAATATGAAAATATGTCAAATAATGGCGTTAATCGTTGTGTATGCTATAATCTCTCCTTTCTCCTCATTCTCCAAATTGCCAAAGAAAAAAATCTGCAAACAATTGAAGAGATAAAAAAAGAGGAAAATATCTGTAATAAATGCCGCCTCTGTAATAAATATATAGAGGCAGCATTGAAAACGGGAGAAATTGAGTTTAAATTATTATAAATTGTGTAATAACACTATTATGGAGTTTGATTTTTCTGATAAAATAAAGAAGCTATTCTCAAGTTCAAGTTCAACAAGTTTGGAGAAGGATATTCAATCTTTAATTGATTCAAAAAAACAAAACCCCGCTTCCAACGAAGATGAATCTGAATTCTGCTTGTCTGATAAAATTTCCTCTATTTTAGAGGAAAAAGCCTCTGTCCACAACGAAAAGCACGAAAGAAAAACAACAGTAGATCAGCTAAAAAAAGTATACAGGAGAGGGTCTGGGTCATTTTCATTTATCCATAGAATAGGCAAAACAAGGGCGCAATGGGCGATTGCTAGAGTTAATATGTTCTTGAAAATGGAAAGAGGAGAAGAAATAAAGAGTTCTTATAAAAAGGCAGATCAAGACATAGCAGAAGGGCATGATCTTTATTACATAGAGAGAGATGGAGAAGCTTTTTGGGATTTCGACGATATCGAGTTAGGCTTAGCTAGGCTTGACCTAATTGTCTCCAATATAGATGTCAAATTCCAAAACCAAGAAGCAGAAGAATTAGAATTCTCAGAAGCTGAAAAAAAGACACTAAACAAGCCTTTTAAATTGCAATCCGAATCCTCAATGAAATACGGGGTGTATGTAAAGAATAAAAAAGGAGAGATCAAAATGATTGAATTTGGAGACGATAATTCAGAGTTCCCAAATATTAATCCCGAATGGAAGCCTAAATATTGGCTTAAATTCCGAGAACCAAAACTTACAGCTTCGCAAGCTTCCGTCAAAGAATTTTCATTTATTACGGAATGGGATTGGAGTGAATCCCTCTTTGAGGATGAAGAGAATATTTATTTGCAAAATCCAGATTTAAGAAATAAAAGATTTTCTTGAATATTTTTTTTATTCTCTTATAATAATTATCATGGGAGAGAAGATTTCTGTTTTTTGCATTTGGAGGGACTCAGAAAAGTCTATACATAAAACCCTCAAGCAGTTAGAGTCTCTAGAAAGTTTAGAGACTTTTAGCTTTTCATTCTATTTTTACGAAAATGATTCTTCAGATAACACTGTGGAAATTCTTTCTAATTGGATGTCTAGCAGGAATGGGAAAATCCTGTCAGAAAATCTTGGAGCTAAAAAATTTGGAAGCGTCGAAGATCCAGAAAGAATGATTTTCCTGTGCGAGTGCAGGAATAAATGTAAAGATTTGGCTAACGAAAACGATTCAAGCTATTCTTTGCTAATAGATTCTGACGTGGAATTTTCGAAAGAAAATTTACTTCTTCAGTTAAAAGATTTAGAAACATTAGAAAACGCCGCGATGGTGACTTCAAATGTTAGACAAAATATCCCAGATCTTACTTTTGGAGAGTCGCAAGATTCTTATTATGATGTTTATGCATTTAGAGACAAAAGGGGGCATAATGGTATCTATTTTTCAGACTGCCCTTCTTATATTAAAGAGGACCAATTAAAATGGAAACTTAGTCTTCCGATAGTTACAATGTCTTCTTTTGGGGGTTTTGCATTAATAAAATCGGATATTTTTAACAAAGTCAAATGGTCCGCTGACATTAATTGCGATCATGTAAATATGTGCTACGATATCTCCAAGTATGGACTAATTTATTTGAATCCAAGATCAAAAGTTTTTGTAGACGTTGGACTAGATAAAATAAATCTAGAATCATGCTTAAATATCGCCAAGAAGCAAAAAGATCTATACGTTAAATATTTTTAGGATGAAATTTAAACATTACTTATTCGATCTTGATGGGACAATAACTTCGACGAAAGAAATACATCAAAAATCTTTTAATCAAGCCTTAGAGTTTTTTAATAAAAAAATAGTAGAAGATAAGGATCTTGTTTTGTATGAGGCGATGCCTTCTTTTGACAAATTAAAACTATACAACGAGCTAAACAAAGAGGATATAAATCCAGACGATTTCTTGTTGATTAAAAATTATTATAGCAATCAAAATATAGAAAAATCCGAGGAACTTTACGACGAAGGCGTATTTAATATTTTCAAATATTTGAAAAATAAAGGCTCTAGAATTTCTATTTGCTCAAATTGCACAAAAGCGTCTATTATTTTGATTTTGTCTAAAATGAGAATTGAGGGGTTTGTGGATGCTATTTACCACAATAAAAGCTGTGAGCCAAAACCTAGCCCAGAAATATACAGAATAGCCATGCTAGATTCAAAAATAAAACAATCGGAATCCATAATTTTTGAAGACAGCGAAGTCGGATTAAAATCAGCTCTTAATAGCTCTTCAGAAGCGTCTGTTGTTAGGGTTTTTGATCCAAAATCTTTTAAACTTTTATTTAACGTATGAACATAATAATACCAATGGCTGGAAATGGCCAAAGATTTATCGACGCAGGATATTCTTTGCCAAAACCAATGATAGATGTGTTTGGAAAACCAATGATTCAAAGAGTCTTGGAAAATCTAAACATAGATGGAAAATATCATTTTATAATAAAATCGGAACATCAGGAAAAATATCAAATTTCAGATTTATTGAAGTCAATAATCCCTGATTGTAAAATCACAGAACTTAGCGGAACAACAGAAGGGGCGGCATGTTCGGTTTTAAAATGCTTTGAAAACAAAATTAATATGAACGAAGAGTTAGTCGTAACTAATTGTGATCAAATTTTTCTATGGGACAAGGACTATTTTTTTGATGAAGCGTCGAAAAGCGAAGGGTCTTTATTATGCCACAAAGACAGGGACTCAAAATGGAGTTATTGCATTGGCAAAAAAAATAAAAACTTAACATTAGAAGTAAAAAGCGTAATAGAAAAGCCGCACGAAATACCAGATCATGAATACGCCAATGTTGGATTATATTATTGGAAAAAAACAGAGAGATTTTATAACGATGCAATGAGGATGATATTTGAAAAAAATAAAGTAAAAAATGAATATTACATTTCTCCAGTATATAATTACTTGTGCGAAGAAAACAAAAAAGTTTCAGCCGTGCTTTGTAAAAAAATGTGGGGAATAGGAACTCCAGAAGATTTAAAAAAATATGAGCTTGAGTTTAATTTGGATCAAAAGAAATAGCCAACAAGAAGATTCTTTTTTGGAAGAGTATTTAGATCTTTTTAAAGATTTCCAATTAGAAAAAATAGTTGTAGGACACACATCTCTAGTTAGAGACGATTTTACCTATATTCCGTTTCATGAATTTGGCTTAGATGAAATGGGTTTAATTTGCCATAAGAAAAATATTGGAGTTTTAGCCAGCAGTTCCGACTATTGTTTAGTCATGCATTGCGACGTTAGGCCAAGTTTAAGTTTTTTTTCTGAATTCGAAAAAATGGAACAAACTTTAAACGACAATACGGTTTATTGCTTAATTGGAGAGGGAGAAAATGGAGAAAGATCATTGACGTGGTGCTTATACGCTGGAAAACATAAAAATATTGATGAAGATTTTTGCAATAATTCCTATATCAGTGGAGGGTGCTTATTGGCATCGAAAAAACTTTTAAAAAAATACACATGGAACCAAGAATTAAAACACAATCAAGAAGAAGATTATGAATTTTCTAAAAGATTAAATTCTTTTGGAGTAAGTCTCAAATGCTGCAAAAACTTAAAAGTAATAATGAAAAATTCTCAGTGATGAAAAATATAGTATTTGTAAAAAACGCAACTTGAATGAAGTGGGTTTTTTTTTATAATACTAGCAAGAACAAAATATTTTAAGGATGAATACTAAAAAAACAAAGGTTATAGTAACGGGAGCAAGCGGTCAGACGGGAAGCTTAATGATAGATTTTCTTTTAAAAAACACCGACTTTGAAGTTATTGGGACGGTGAGAAGAACAAGCCAAATCATATCTTCTAATTTTTCTCATAACTTACCTAATTCAAGATTCAAGATCATTCATTTAGATTTAAATGACCCTCATTCAATAACATCTGTAATTAAAAATGAGAAGCCAGATTTTTTCTTTAATTTTGGAGCAAGCGCATTTGTTCCTGATAGTTGGGATAGTCCCGCCATGACGATTCAAACGAATACCGTCGCAGTCATTCATATTCTTGAGGCGATCCGTAGTTATGTTCCTTTTTGTAAGTTTTACAATGCGTGCTCTTCTGAGATTTTTGGAGACGTTCTTGAGACGCCCCAGAAAGAAACAACACGGCCAAACCCTCGCTCTATTTACGGGGTTTCTAAAAACGCTTCTAGGGAGATTGTAGAAGTCTATAGGCGCAGTTATGGATTATTTGCCGTTAATGGAATTTTGTTTAACCAAGAGTCTCCAAGAAGACAAAAACACTATGTTACCAGAAAAATTACATCTCAAGTTGCTAAAATTAAAAGAGCGCTAGAAAATAAAGAACTTTTTGAACCTCTAGAGATTGGAAACTTAGAGGCGAAGAGGGATTGGAGTTCAGCGTCCTGTTTTGTTGAAGCAATTTTCTTGATGATGTCTCAAAAAGAACCAAAAGACTATATTCTTTCATCAAATGAAACTCATTCGGTAAGAGAGTTTATTGAACTGGCATTTAAAGCTGCTGGTATTGACGGAACTTGGGTTGGTCATAATCTCGACGAAATGTATCTACTCCCCAATTACTTGGCGGATTTTTCCGAATTCGCAAGTCAAAAATTAGTGACAATAGATCCGAAATTCTATCGCCCAGCCGAGGTGGATCTCTTACTTGGAGATTCTTCTTTAGCCAGAAAAGAATTGAATTGGAGTCCAAAAACATCATTCAAAGAACTCGTTAAGGAAATGGTTTTGCACGATATTCAAGAATTAGAAAAAAACTTGACACACAAATAAATACGCTTTAAAGTCGGGCGTGGCTAAAAAGAAGGCGAAGAAAAAAATAAACAAAAAAGAGATTCTCTCCAGACTAACTCTTGTCCCCACAAAGGACAAGAGATTATTTTATATGAGAGAGATGAAGATTTTAAATGATCTTTGTGCCAGATACTCGGAGGAGTTTATGAATATAGTCTCTTTTGATAAGAAATTTGATTCACTGGCATACATAAGCTGCGATAAATTAAAAATGACGATGGATTTAAAGTTTAGAGCTTTTAACTTTAAGGTTGACGAAAGCAAGTATGTCTTGTATTCTATAGGAGACAAAGAAGGGAAAGATGTCATTATTGAAAAATCACCAAAAACAACAAAACAATTTTTAAATGAGCAGAATTAAAGAAACAAAAGAGGTTAAAGAAGAAAAGCCAGCTTTGACCTCACAAAGCGTTCTTGGATCTTTCTTAAAAGCCAATAAAGAAGATCACTATAATTTCGAAGAAGAAATTGATTACAAAGTTTCCGCTGGATCATTACAGTTTGACCTTCAACTTGAAGGCGGATTTGGGCCAGGTTTACACAGATTTGTAGGAATGAATGAAGGAGGAAAAACCTCAGAATCGCTAGAAGTGATGAAAAACTTCTGCAATAATATTCCAAACGCCAAAGGCTTTTATATTAAAGCGGAAGGCAGACTTGCCCCCGATATGAGAGAGAGATCGGGAGTTAGATTTGTCTTCACCGCCGAAGAGTGGGTCGCTGGAACATGCTTCGTCTTTGAGAGTAATATCTACGAAACTGTTGTGGATGCGATGAGAGAACTTGTCGCCAAAAATCCAGAGAAGATTAAATATTGTTTTATCCTTGATTCTGTAGACGGTTTGATTACAAAAGGCGACCTCGATAAAAGCTTTGAAGACAGCAATAAGGTTGCTGGCGGGGCGGTTATTGCCGCAAATTTTATGAAAAGGCTTTCGATAGCCTTAACAAAAAGAGGACACATGGCAATTTTTATTAGTCAGGTTAGGGCTGATATCAAACTCGATCCATATTCAAAAGCGCCGATTAGACAGACTAGTGCAACGGGTGGGAACGCTCTCCTTCATTTTGCCAATTACATTATTGAATTTGAGGCGAGATACAGAGGAGACATCATCCTGCAAGACTCAACTAATAAAACTGTTGATATTAAAAACCCACCTATTGGTCATTTCGCAAAAGTAACTGTCAAAAAGTCTCCCAACGAAAAAACAAATATGGTTATAACGTATCCCATTCGATATGGGAGAAAAAACGGAACTTCAATTTGGGTTGAAAAAGAAATTGTAGACTTGCTATTTGCTTGGGAATTTCTTGACAAAAAAGGTTCATGGTATTCTCCAGTAGAAGAATTTAGAGATCTAATCACTGAAAATGAATTGACCTTCCCAGAGAAGGTCCAAGGAGAACAAAACTTATTTAAAATTATAGAGGAAGACCAAAAGCTATGCAAGTTTTTAACTTCCTATTTTAAAAATGCCATTTCTAATTTAAATAAATGAAATTCATAGGGCTTAATAATAGAGAGCTAAATCTCAAAAACCCTAGAAAATATTTAATAGATTGGGGAAAGAAAAGCCGCAGTAAGTTTCAATATCAGATCAAGCTTTTTTTAAAACCGTATTGGGAAAATGATATTGTCTTTGAAGAGTTTCGCTTAGTAGGGACCAGACTCACATTCGATTTTTATAATTCAAATAAAAAAATAATGGTCGAGGTCCAAGGAGCGCAACACACGAAATTTATCAAATTCTTTCACGGCAATAGGTTAAAATACTTACAACAATTAAAAAGAGACGATAAAAAATACGAGTTTTGTATAAAAAACAAACTAAAGCTAGTTGAGATATACCCAGCAGACATCATCTGCTTGGAATTTTTTGAAAAACAAGGAATATACTTATAATATGGACGAACAAGAACAAGACAATCAAGAAGAATTTAATATCCCACCAAGCCTCGTTAATAAATTATACGAACTAAGCGGCGATTCTGATAAATACAAAGGATTAATAATCGCATGTGTCAGCGAAAAAGGATCTCCTATAATTTATTGTAGGTTTGAATCGATAATTACAGAGCTTGGCCTCAAGAAAGCCCTATCTGACTTTTTAAATAAAGAAGAATATTACGAAGACGAACCCAAAAACAATGAAGAATAAATCTTGCCTTCTTTTTTGATGTGAAATAACATGTGGTATGATTTATAATTTCGAAACGGAAAAGCAATTACTTGCGGGCCTAATCAAAGAGCCTCAAAACTTTGATCAAATTTCTAATTTTGTAGATTCGTCAGACTTTTATTCGGAACAAAGTAATCTCCACAGCGCAATCTTCACTATTATCAAACAAGCTATTCGGGCTGGCGACGAGATAGATGAAATCATTATTGCTCAAAGAATAAACTCAATAGGTCTTTCTTTTGAAGATAACGTTAATCCATCAGATTATATCAAGTCTCTTGCGTTAAGAAAGGTGCCATCAGGCAACCTTATCAAGACAGCAAAGGAACTTAAAAAGATATCTATTCGTAGAGAAATTTTCTCAGCGTCACAAGAGGTTGGAAAAGCTATGAAGTCCATAGCTCCAGAATGTTCGTATCAGCAAATTATTGAAAAAGCAGATTCAATCTATAACTCAAAAATTAACCTATACGAAATAGGAAAAGATACCCCTGAAAATATCTACGAAGATATGGAAAGGATTATCGAAGAAAGAGGAGATAATCCCCTCGTTGAGTTTGGAATGATGGGTCCACATAAAAAAATAAATGAACTATATGGATCTCTCCTAAGACCAGGCAATATAACAGTTATTGTTGCTCGTTCTGGAGTAGGAAAAACCCAATTTTGTATGCATTACGCTACAAAAGTAAGCGAAAAATACAATGTTCCAGTATTGCATTTTGACAACGGAGAAATGAGCAAAGAAGAGCTTGTAATGCGTCAATGCGCAGCATTATCTGGCGTCCCAATGCACCTTATTGAAAGCGGAAACTGGAGGAAGTGCGGCCCAGAAATTATTGATAAAGTAAGAAGTGTTTGGAAAAAAATCAAAAACCTCCAATTTTATTATTATAATGTCGGAGGAATGGACGTTGACTCAATGGTAGATACCCTTAAAAGATTTTACTATTCAAAAGTTGGTAGAGGAAATTCTATGATTTTTTCCTTTGACTACATTAAGACGACCTCTGAATCTCAAGCAGGAAAGAGCGAATGGCAAGTTGTTGGAGAAATGGTTGATAAATTCAAGAAGTGTATTCAAAAAGAAATTCTTGAAGATGGCAATCCAGTTATACCAATGATTACTTCTGTTCAATCGAATAGAAGTGGGATTACAAATAATAGGCTTTCAGCTAATGTTATTGATGACGAAAGCGTTGTTTCTCTATCAGATAGAATCACCCAATTCTGCTCTCATATGTTTATTCTTAGAAACAAAACCGCAGACGAAATTCAAACAGAAGGATCTAGATTTGGGACTCATAAAATGATCAATGTAAAAGCTCGACACTTAGGTTCAGATATCAAAGGGGCTGTTGAGCCTGTCGCAGTTGGAGATACATTAAGGAAAATTTTTGTAAACTTAGAATTTTCAAATTTTAACATAACTGAACGAGGAGATTTGAGAGATATCGCTAGATCTATTAATATGGACGAAGACTTAGACAACGAAAATTCCGAAGATGAAACACCAGACTTTGATAGATTCTGATCAAATTAAAGAAATACTAGAGTCAATTGGCTATAAATTAATTGACTGCGGGAACCACTGGAGGACGAGCGCTGTTTATAGAAACGGAGATAACAAAACAGCCCTTCAAATATACAAGAATAGCGGAGTTTGGTCAGATTATGTCGAAAACAAAGGTTCAATGCCTATAGAAGCCTTAATTAGATTAACATTAAAAGACAATAAAACAAAGCTAGACTCCCTGCTGAAATCCTTTTCAAACGGAACAGCAGAAACGTATCAGCCGAAAGAATTAATTGAAATGGAAAAAGTATATCCTGAATCATCATTGGAAAGATTATTTCCGAATTACCACTTCTACAAAAATAAAAGCATTTCGGAAGAAACTCAAAAATCATTTAAAGTAGGTTTAGCAGGCCTTGGGCAGATGTATAGGAGAATGGTTTTTCCTATTTACGATGAAAACAAACAAATAATCGGATTCTCTGGAAGAAAAGTAGACGACGAAAATGATTTCCCGAAATGGAAACATCTTGGT